TGATTTTGCTGGATGTATACTAACCCGACCAACTCCAGCACCATCTTTTACAATGCCAATGTAAGGTTTGTCTTGTTTATAAAAATCGACATTTTTTATAAATCCTGCAGCTCCATAGATTGGATATTCACCATTGTTATCCGCAATTTCATTTTGGGCAATATTGGAGGAACCTTTCTCACATACATCCCCAAGTCTTACAGTTTTCCATTCACTCATTCTTTTACTCTTGACATTTCCATTATCTGTGCTATATTTATTCATAGAACCGTCCAATAAAACTGCGTTATTCCCTTAATCGGTTGGCGCACTAGAGTTGAGGACGGTTTGATTTTTTAACTCACCTAAGTAGTGGTGATAGTAAATTCTTCTGTTCCCAACATTTTCAATAATAACTTTAATACTTGCTACAGCATTAAATCCTTTTTCATCTATTTCAATAGGACACTCGTAATACTCAAAAGAAGGTGCATTCTTTCTTTCAGAATGTGTATTATCTGATGTATGTGTCATTCGTGCATTCTTCAATATTTCAACAAGCAGATTTATAGACTTAATCTGTTCTTCTGACTTTGATTTAGAATACCATTCATCAATGCCCTGAGTAGAGATTTCAATTATGTTTCCGCTGTCTTCGTTTGTAACTTTCTGGCCTCGCAGATTCTGCTTTGCCCATTTATAAAGTTCACGCTTAAGCTGGTGAAGTTCGTCTTCTGTCATCAGCCTTATTCTCCAAGCATCTTTTTAAGTTCAGACAAATCAGAAGAAATTTCTTTCTGCAATTCTTCGATTTCAGAAATCAAAACAGCTGGCTTTGGATATTCAACTTTCTCGTAAACAACTTCTTTGTACTTGTTTATAGAAAGGTCATAGTTATTAGCAACTATTTCAGACTTAGGAACAAAGAAACTCTGCTCTGTTCGCTTTCTGTCTTTTTCATTATCAAGAGCATGGAATCTCTTGATAATGTCTGGAATATCATTTACATCTACAGGTTGTCTTTTATCATCAAGACTAAATCCGTCTGCCTTCATATCATAGAACCAGACATTTTCAGTTCCACCGGCACCAGTTTTTGTGAATACAAGAATACCTGTACTTACTCCGGCATAAGGCTTGAATACACCGCTTGGCATACTGATTACAGCCTGCAGTTGATGGTTCTCTACTAATTCTTTTCTAAGAGCTTTATGTGCATTACTTGAACCAAACAAAACTCCATCTGGAACGATACAAGCACAGCGACCGCCTTTCTTAAGCATTCGGATAAAAAGAGCTACGAATAGAAGTTCTGTTTTTTTTGTATTACAAACATCAAGCAAATTAGGATTGATTGTCGATTCGTTTACAGTTCCTGTGAAAGGTGGATTAGCAAGAATCACATCATATTGTCCTTCAATCTGATTTGCCTTGCTTACACCGTCCTGATATTCAACAGTAGGATTTGTAATCGAGTGGAGCATAAGGTTCATTGTACTTATACGGAGCATTGTCATATCTGTATCGTAACCAGTAACAAGACCTTGTACATAATGATCCCATTGCTTGGTAGTCATCTTGTTTCCGTTATGTTCACGAACATAATTTGCAGCACTAATAAGGAATCCGGCAGTACCACAAGCAGGGTCACAAATACAGTCATCAGGAGTTGGCTGAATAAGATTTACCATAAGGTTTCTGATTTGTGCAGGAGTTCTAAACTGTCCGTTCTGGCCGGAAGCGCTCAACTTATCCAGCATATACTCGTAAATATCGCCAAGCATATCCTGGTCTTGAACATCATTTTCATAAAGTTCATCAAGACCCGCAATTACATTTACTAAAACCTGAGGGGCTGGAATCTGGAAAGTAGCATCCTTCATAAACTTTGCAAATGCACTTTCATTGTTTCCGTGCATATTCTTAATGAAGGCAAAAATGCCGTTCTTTTCATCTTTCATCAAAGAAAAGATTTCATCAGGACTAAGATTCTTAAACTTGCTCCAGCGGAGCTTCTGCTGGCTTTCATCAAAAATATGATTACCCTTAATGCCCATCATATTTTCTTTCTGTTCAGTTTCAATCTCAATATCATCAAGCGAGCGGATAAACATTAAATAAGAAAGCTGCTCAATACAAGTCAGCGGATTAGCCATTCCAGCCGCCCAAAGTTTTTGCCAAATGTTATCGATTTTATTTTTGATTTCGCCAGTAATCATTTTTATATTTTCCCCTATGCAAATAATATAGCATGAAATAGAGGATTATAACAGTAAAACAACAAGTCATTTCATATAATTAACGAAGCCGTTAATTTTTGACCATTTTGTTAATACTGTTAACATTTGTTAATAAAAATAACGCCTTGTTAATCCGGTTAATATTTTGTTAACCGGATTAACATTTCATTAATTATTTATTGTTCTAGTTTTAATCTAAGAATAAGCTTTTTAGTTCCTACGGCAGTCATAAGATGATATTGCCAATAATCAAATTCGTCTTCATCAAGCATTGTGCATATTGCAGCAAAATATCTGCAAAACTCTTGAACATGATTCTTTGATGATTTATCTAAGAATAGTTCTATAACAAACTTGTACTCAATTGTTCCTATGATTCTATCCTTACGGCTTTGAGAAGCTTCCTCAAAGGCAAACGTGTAATACGGGATTTTTAAGTTTTCCTGTTTGAGCTCTGTGTTTGTGAATGGTTTCAGGAGTATTCCGTCATTTTCTTCTTTGTTGATTTTTTCAATATACTCAGGTAATTTTTCTTTCATCAGATAACTGATTCTATCTGTGATTATTTCAAGCTTTCTCATTAAAGCGATTTCCTTCTATATATATAAATAATATTTTGAATATCTGTAGGGAGTTCAAAACCAGTTTCTTCTTCTTGATTAATCTGCTTAATAAACTCCTTCTTCTTTAAGAGAAAGAGTTTTACAATAACTTCTTTCAAGTCTGCTGGAAGTGTATCTTCATTAAAGCCTGCGTTGTAATTCAAAAAGACAACGTGTCCTTCAAGCTTTGTATCAATGAACAGGATTCTCTGTCCATCTATAACACAATGCGGAATACGAAGCTTTGTTGTCATATCTATGATGTTTATCATTTCAGAAATGTTTTCATGATCTGTAAATACCATGCAGTCTTTTACTGTCTGCAGTTCATTGTAGTTCTTATCATCAAGAGTGTAGCCTAAAAGTTTTTCAAGATAAGAAATAGTTGCTGCGAAGATTAATGTATCTGTTTCTATTTCATCTGCTTTAAGTTCTAATATTTTCTGTAGTTCTTCAAAAGTGAAAGGTTTCAATTTGTCCTCCACGGTAAAGCGGGGCAAAGGCAATTGTAACCTTCGTTCAGTCAAAAGCAAGGCCAAGCCCTTCGGGTGCTACGCAGCCTTGCTTTTGTCTTCACTTCGGTTTTGTAATTTTCGCCCCCGCTTTCCAAAGGGCAATATTTATTGCTCTTTGGAAGTAAGTTCTATGCGTCAATCACGTTTATTATTCTTCTGCTGTTGAGAGAATTACCATATTCTTTTTTGGTCGGGTAACAAGGAATCCGTCACGCTTTCGGAAGCGCATAAAGAGCTCGCCGTATTCCAGGCTTTCTGTTGTTTCATCGAAACGTTTGATTTCAATTCCTTTTCTGTTTCCGTGTATGATTCTCTTTGGATTCATAAAGATTGCAAAAGGTGTATCAGCTTCGATGTCGGCAAACTGTGGAAGAAGCCGGCTTTCGATTACGTCATATCCATCCAGGCGACCTGGCATTCCTTCCCAAGGTTTTCTCCAGATTGGATTTCCGTTATCGTCGCGGATGTTTGTGATATGGTTGAGAACAGTCTCGTTCATAAACCACTTGCAGTATTTCCTTTCTTCAGGTTCAACTTTGAGCTCTGCAGCTCTGAAGTCGAGATATGAAAGCTGAGCAATATCTGCACTAGCTGCTGCGTGTTTTTCTGCGTGAGCCATATTCATTGCACCCTTGAACGGGTCATTGTCCGCAATGAGACACTGGCGGTCAAACTCCTGTCCGTAAGCTTCTGTAAAATCTTCGAGAAACATTTTTCCCAAGTCTACAAAAACATCTTCTCCAAACTCGTCAAAGAATGGAACATAACCTGCAAGTGTGTAAGCCTTAAGCTCTGTTCTTGTCGGCATGTTTGATTTTGTAGCATCGATTTTCTGACCGTATGAAGTCAGCCACTTCAATTCAATTCCGCCGCGGTCACGTTCTGGAATGAAAATTGATGGTCCACTCATAGGGCGGTGTGTTACGAGATTCATCATCATTGACTGCTTTGCAGCTTCCTGCATGATGGTCTCTTCATAAATTGGATTGATAAGATACTGGTCGTTGTTTGCCAGGTTTCCAATAGGTTCTCCGAGAACAGCTTTTGAAGGAACAAAGCCTTTTCCGGTTTCCCAAGAAAAGTCTTTTGGATTGTTCCATTTTTCTGCTCTAATATTAGGACAGAACTTGAGTTCTCCCAAAGTCTGTTCGTCTTTGTTCCAGGCAGCACACAAAGCTTTTCCCAGGTTGTAGCACACGTCACGATATGTGAGAGGTTTCATATCGGCATCTGCTTTTCGCATAAGATTTCGAAGCTCTTTTACGGCATCTTTAATACCTTCAATTTCGCTTGTTGTTGCAGTTGTCTGACTGTCAGCAGCCTTCAAAATACCTGCAATGATTTCTTCATTTTCGTTGAAATATTTTGAAATCTGTTCAGGTGTTGCAGCTTCAGTAGGAATAAGAGTTTTCATGTTCTCTAATTTCTGCTGAAGTGATACAATTACTTCATTCATCAATCGGCCCCCTTAAGCTTATTGGTGATTTGAGGAAGTCCTGTTCCAGCAGGGCTTCTTCGTTTTATTTTTGCACTTCTAAGCCCGTGCCAGGCCTTTACTCAATTTGTCATAAAACGAAAGTTCTTCAGGTTCCTGAATTACTTCCGTAATTTCCAATCTTTTCTCTCCGCTTCGGGCAAAAGGATTTGCCGGAACACAACAAATAGAAAATTCCAAAAGTTCCTGCTTACGGAAAATAAGATCGCATTCGCGGTCTTTGGCTTCAAGAAATTCAACTTCCTCAGCAATGAATCCCACAGAACCACAGCGCAAAGCGCCGCATTTAACTCTCTGTCCGATACTCCATCCGAACGCGTCAAACTCCTTATCATTGAAAACAATGTCACCTTCAAGAACTGTTTCAGCTTTTACATTCTCTGCATAGCCGATAGCAGGAATAGTGTAATCATGACTCCAGAGGATTACAGGATTCGCAAGATAGTTCTTTAAGTTCCATCCTGTTGGGTCTACTTTTTCAAAGTCACGGTCTACATCAAAAGTAGACATTACCCAATGGAAAGAATCTTTTTGCACATCAATACTTTTAAAGACTTCTACCTGTGGCGAAACCTTTCCAGAATGTGTGTTTTCTTTAAGAAACTTCAGAAGCTTGTCGCGGCTTTCAAGTTCCTTATTCTCAATTCCATCAACTTTTATAACCATAAAAATCCCCCGAAAGATTTGTTAAAAAACTTTTGAAAAGCAAATCCCAATCGCCTGGCTTTGAATATCCGATTTTTCTTCTGAGCTTTCTTGTGTATTCAGAAACTGTAGAAGAAGAAAGTCCAACATTCCAGCTGATTTCTTTTTGACTTAAGCCAAGACTGGTAAAAAGACCAATATGCATTTCTGGAATACTAACTTCATCGATGTAAGTTTTATCAAGCAGGTAATCATCTTCATCAAAGCTTCTTTGAATATCAGCTGGGTAAACTTTTACGCCAGACTGTACCTGCTTTATTGATTTCTTAAATGCATCTGGATCTTCAATTCTTGGAATAAATCCATCTGCACCAATCAGATGAATTCTCATCCCAAAGTAATGAGCAACATCTCCCTTATCTACAAAGTAAGTAAGAAAGTTTTTGTTAATAAACTTAAGTCTTAGAAGTTCGTATGAAATAACATACCCAAGAAAATATTTGTCAAAGATAATAGCAAAGTTCGACTTGTCCTGAATCCATTCACTAAGCTCAGCAATGCTATTACAAACCTTTACTTGATTTTCTCCGAATAAAGAAGAAAATCCCTTCCTCGTAATTTTTTTAATTTCTTCATCGAAACAGGCGATTACTATGTTAGTTATGTTAGCCATTTATAAATCCTTTTATGATTAGTTTTTTTCAGAATATTCAGGTACTAACGAAGAAGCTCTATACCAGATGTCGCCCCAGGGTTTTGTGTCCTGTCCACGACTTTTCAAAACATCGTTGATTGTTTTTAGTCCAGCGTTGATTTCAGCAATATCACGATTGCTCTGGGCATCTTCGCTTTCCTGCAGTTCAGGTATCGATTCAAGATTGAAACCTCCGGTTTCAGTCAGGTTGAATCGTCTGAATAATTGAACCTCTAAAACTTCTTCAAAGTTTTTTAACAGAGGGATAAGAGTGTAATTCCAGAAGGCACGATGCTGAGAATCTGTGTCTGTACCGCTTAAGGAACTTTTCGAATCCTGTATATTAGCCACTCTCGGCGGAATACCGTACTTCGCGAGTAGTGTATATAAGTTCCATTTCTTCATGTCGTAAAGTTTCAGTACGTCAGGGCTGAATGTCAGCGGCTGATATTCCGTTCCTTTACCGAGCACGGCGACACGGTTTTTCATTCCGCGTCCATACTTTTTATCCCATGTTCTAGCAAGCAGCTCTGCCTCGGCTTCCGTCAGTACCTGGTCAGTCTTGAGCAGTCCTTTTGGCACGCCTCCTTCTTTCAGTAAACCAGTGTTCTGTTTTGCTGCTAACAAATCCTGCTCAACTTCCAGACCAAGGCTTACCAGAGGGCTAACCCCACGGAAAGTATTCCAGGGGTTCCAGTCCTTAAAATGAATAATCTCATCAGGAAGAATAACTACGGGTCTTCCGCATCCTTCTTCCGTGTATACCCATTTCGTGACTTTGCCGTTATCAACGACATGCTGCATTTTTCTAGGATTTAAAATATAGATTTCTGTAGGAAGGCCGCAGCTGTAATTCTCTCCAAACCACCAGAATGCTTCACCATCCAGACTCCACCAGGCGCAGGTCTGTTTCCATAAGTCAAAGCGGCTAAGATTTTTGTTCGGATATCGGAAGAGCTTTGCAAGCTGTGTATCTTTTTGAACTTTGCCATTTTTTGAAATTTCAAACTCAGCACGAGCAACATTCCGTGTAAGAATATCAATGCACACAGAAACCCACGCATGCTGGAGATATGGATCTGTACAGGTTTTCTTTTCTGGAACAGAAAAGTCCTCTGCAACCGATTCATTGTTTATCTCAGAAAAACTTCTAAGCTGCTTTTTTGGTTTTTGTCTGTTAAATAATCCCATAGTATTTATCGGTAAACTGCTAAGCCATCACAACGCCCGATGTAACCGCGCTAAATATTGCGTACCGCATTGCATCCATGTAATGGTCATTCACTTTTACAATCTGATTATTCTCGTCTCGTGAATAATCCCAAATCTCACCAAGAACACCAGTACAATCTTTACAAACGAAAAACTGTCTGCGCTCAATTTTTGCAATTATGTAATCAATACCTGCATCCACGCTGTTGTTTGCCTTTACACCTCCAGGTACTTCCTGTATACGCTCACCACCTGCCGGGTCACAGTAAGTAACGAAACATTCTTTGTACCAGTTCTTTGCAGTCTGCTGTTCAACACTGGTTTTAGTAGTAATATTGAAACCGCCAAAATCAGAGACAACATAAACTTTGTCTCCAAGCCATCCAACTTTTACAGCTGCAATGTGTAAGCCAAAGTCCTGTCCGCCGGTAAACTTGTCAAACTTCTTCGGAAGCTTTTCACGAGGAAGAATCATAGACTCTTCGAACTTCTCGTAAACGCTGCCTTCCGGCTTTACCCAAAGACCATCACGGAATCGTGCCCGCTGTTTTTCCGGCATGTTGTCCAGAATGTCAGTGATGTAGTCTTCGTCTAAGTTCTCCGCGTTGTCCATTGGATTCAACACGGCAGAAGCATAAAGTTCCGGCTTGTTTAATTTTTCATCCGTCCGAGGTTCAATCTTTCGAATGAAAACTTTGTAAGCCCAATGCATCGGGCTACATGGGTTACAGTCATAAAAGAACTTGTTCTTACAGCCTTCAACTTTCATAGCCAAACGGCTGTAAGCTGTAGTAATCGCAGAGTAGGATATCTGGCTCACTTCGTTGAAATAGATAGTCACATACTCATGTCCAAGAATGCGGTCTACCTGTTCCTTGTCACCAAGTCCGCCAATCCAAATCTCGCTTCCGTTCCAAAGTGTTATCAAACCGTCGTGTACGTTGGCTTTATAGTTATTCGCTCCAATCGTCTTGTTCAGCCATGGAAGCAAAGTCTCATGAAGTACAGAGCTTCTTGCATCCTTTGCACGGAAGCGGCAGATTAAGTGTCTGCTTCCAGGGTAGCGGCAAGCTCTAAAGATAATTGCCATTACCAGAACAGTAGTCTTTCCCGAACGCGAACCACCAAAAAGCAGAACATGTTTCGCAGAAGAACTTAGCAGCTCCAAAGCCTTTTTCTGAACCGC